TTAACTCTCGTCTAATACTTGGTGAAATTGGTACATGGGTTTTCCATTTCCCTGTTTGTAATCTGCAAGAGCATATTCCAGGGTTATGTAGCTTTTAGGTGGTTTTCCCGTTAGGTCTAGTAATGGAATACCGTCACTGCTCCTGTCACGATTTATTCTTATTATGATTAATCTCTGCACTTGTTCTTGCGGATAGTCTAGCTCCATTGTTCCTAAGTGATCTTCGTGCCCTATGATGTGAATTTTCATATGTTGCTCCTGTATTAGTGAGCAATCATTGTGTCTAGGCTTATCTATCTAACGCAAACCTTACAGGGGGAACTAAGGCACCAATGGATTGCTATGCATCATCTTATGCTGCCATTTCTGCCAGCTTTCTAGCCCATCGCGTACAGCCCATAGCTCTACAATCACTTCTCCTTCATAGGTTGTTGCTAGAGTTACTGTGTTGGCTGTGATGCCTGTTTGTGTCGTTAAGACGCTATTGTTACTAGCGCGTAACAGCCTTGCCGTATAGGTTGTGCCAGCTTCTGGACCGACACTCGATGCGTGTGTATCAATGAGCTGATCTGCTTGTTGCACACGATCACGACCGGCCCAAGTCAATACCACATCACCCTCTATGCCAGCGGGATACGATTGGCCGCCAATTCTGAATCGACCTGGTGGATAGGGGCGTGCTTGGCGGCCTTTAAACAAGTAAGTCTCTTGTGATGCTAACGATAGGTCGAGTAGCCCTGATGTTGTGTGCGTTTGCACCTTGGCGTGAATGGTGACGCCCGTGGTGTACTCCGCAGGGTCAACGGCTGCATCTTGTGAATAGAACCAAATGCGATCACCAGCTTTATGCTTAGCGGGAATTGTATCTCCACAACCACGCGCAATAACCAGCGCACCAGTTTCAATATTGATGCTATCTAAACGGACAATCTCATCATTAATCAGCGCGGAATCACCAGCCTGAACATAGGATAGGTCTGTGCTAAAGGTGAACTCGCAACTGGTCGTGTGGTAATCCAAATTTATGGTGATCTGTGCGGTTGGGCAAAACACACCTTCCGATACGCCGTCATACGCAGCTGAACCCACGCGAGTAGCTAGAACAAAGCCTTGCGCCGCCGTTGATGGACGTCTCGCGGCCAAGGCCAGTGCACATGAGAACTTGGTTAGCTGACTGAGATCTGCGGCTGTTAAGTAGGTGGCAAGATTGAAGTACGGCACTTCAAATAGCTTCACGATTGTTGCTGGTAAAGGCTCATTGGTTGGTGGTTTAACGGTTGGCGGTTGCACTTCAACGTATGAGGTTAGCGGCATGCCGAAGTAGTCTTGCACGGCAGTCACGGTGATGGTGCCTTCGCTCAACTTACCCAACTCTACGCGACCTACGCGCAGCACCAGTTGCTCGTAACCACGGCGCAGTGAACGAATACGAATTACACCACCCGGTAACACTGAATAAGCACGTCGGTCTAAACGTATTTTAAAGCGTCTGGTGGCTGCTGATTTTGCGCTTAAATCACGCTGCGCCAAACGTAGCGCTAAACCGCTGGTTGGCACACATGAGTAATCAACGGTCTCTGAGATGATTGCGCCGCTCTGCTGTATGCCAGCTAAGTTCTGCACGCGCACTTGATTGTTTTCGCCGCCGTTCATCATATCGACAAAGCGGACAACGACTTCATTCACGGCACCTGAACCACCTGCAGAATCATCCTGCTCAATACCGAGCAAGCCGTTGTTTTCATCAAATAAAGGCAGGTCCTCCACATCATAGTCAGCACGAATTAAGCGCAGTATGAGTTTGCCTGTTTGAAGGTCATCAATGAGAGCACCGCCAATATGATCCAAAACGGTAGAAATTAACTCGCTTAAACTGTCTTGCCGACGCCAGCATAAACACAGACCTAAACCCTCATCGAACAAGGTGTCTGCAGCTGCTTTAAACGATGCATCATCAATACGATTAGCAGAGCGGCCACGGCCCCATTGTCGGTTGGTGATGGCCTCATAGATGATATGTGCGCCGTTCATGGCGCTGATTGTGTCTCCACCCAACCAGATCGTTGACTTGGCTGGGTACCACACATTATTACCATCCCAGCCTGCTGTGACACGTCGCACTCGGAATGCCCATGGCTTTGGATACGGGTTCATTGATGCAATCAGGCCGTCATAGAAAAACGTGGTCACACCGCGAAATGCAGGCACTAATGCACTGCCCAACATTCTCTGTAGTCGCGGGTTAACGGGCTGATCTTCAGCACCCAGCATCATGTCGATGGTGCCGTAAATACCACCCTCGCCACTGTCTCCGCCAAACAGGCCTGATGACTGAATCTGCCACCGTGCTTGACCAACTGCTGAACCTTTCCAAGCCGTTCGGCCACCAACTTTAATTTCACGTACTTCATTAATAGGGCCGGCACTCAGTCCCATGTGAATACTCATAAAGTAACGATAACCAAGCGTCTGCGGTTTTGATTTACCTCCCATGGTTTAGCGCCTCTTGTTCGGCTTGGTTGGCCAGTAAAATACAAAACTCGTTACCTGTAGCGCGCAGTTCATCAATGGGCGTGCCTCGCATAACAAAGCTGGAGTAATCAATGCCATTACGTTCTGCAATGAGTCGCGCACCTGATGTGCACATGCGCATTTCATGTAAATGACGTGGCCATGCGCGAATCACGGTATCCATGTTGAGCCTCCCGGTAAGCCTGTACCGATACCCGTATCATCTGGCGGCTTGGGCTGTGTTGGGTCCCACTCAGTTAACTTGTCGCCAACAGGGTCCCAAGGAGCTTTAAGCTTGGCTTCAAGTGGATTCGTAGTGCCAGGCGCAAGCCCTGGTGTCCAGCCGCCAATACTTTTCTTACCGCCTTTACTTTGGATCTTAGTGGTGCGGTAGTTGCCATAACTCAATACGATCCAGTCTTTAATCCACACATCGCCAAACACCACATATTGAGATGTGCCCACCTCAGCGACAGGGAAATCGAACTCCTCAAAAGCTGCGCGCTTTGGTACATGAGGTTTGGGACGGTTGAGATAGCTGATCGCAAAGCTGGCGATCAGCATGATGATTTGGGGCCATGGCATGCTGAACGCTCCTAGAACACGGGGTTGCCGTCAAAGATGTTGCGGCCCATCAGGTTCGGGTCTGCGCGAAAATTATCTTTATTGCCAAACTTGGCATGACACACATGAATGGTGCGTGAGCAGCCTGGATAAACGCGTAAGGTTTGGCCGTTTTTTATGCCTGCAGTACCGCCCATAAGTACCAAGTTGGTCGCGAGGTGGGACACAATTGCACGCAGCTCGTAGTTACCGCCACTCACTGGCCACTCCACAAAACCACCGGTAAACCAGTTATCGCCATAGGCTTGAAGCGCACCTGACTGAACAGATGATCCATCAAGCGATAGCACCGTCACTTCAACGCGGTGTGCGTCACGGTTTACTTTGCAACGATGATCATAAAGCGCTGCACCGCAGTTGCGCTCCCACGTTAAACGTAGACCCGGTACATCCAGTGTAGCCAGCAAGGTTTGGGCGCTGATCTTGCATTTTTCTAAAGAGGGCCAGCCGACCATTTCAACAAAACCACACCAGGCAATAACAGCACCTGTGGTATTGGAATGGTAATCGTAGATAATCAGCTCGATTTCATCGGCAGGCGGAACAGCACGATACAGCTGTGCAAAATCAAGGTCAGCGGGTGCTGTGATATGCATGCGATCAGCTGTTACATCACCGGTACGTTTAACGCCTTCGTCGATGATGCCGCCCACCAGCGTTTTATAAATGCCATTGTTAAACAGAATGTCACGGTCACTGCTGTTGTAGAGCCAGCGCATAACGCCGCGTTTAAATTCATACAGGCGTACTGGCTTGCCGTTGGCAATTGATGTTTCAGCATTATGAAATGTCATCGTCGCGTACACCCTTAAAAATCAGCTGACTGCGCGCAACACCCTCGCTATCAGTGACATGCTCTATCATTACTGTGTCGCTATCTAATCGCATCAGTGCCAGCCACGACACTTGAGCGACTTCACCAGGCTGGATCTGCAGGTTAAAGGGCTCGTTAATTGCCAGCCGTTCTTCATCGGTGTTTAACTCTTCACTGCCAACAACTCGTCGGTAAAAGACTTGCCCACTGTGCAACTCAATACGGATGTCTTTGCGTCCTGCCCGACCATTCGCAAAGCGGGTGTAGCCGACGTTTGCCACCGTTATCGCTGCAGCACCGGCTGATACTGTTTGAGTGATCGTTAAATCATCGGCCCACGTTGGCACCCATAGGGCTTTTTGACGTCCGTTTAACGCATAAATTAACGCTCGAAACAGATAGAGTTGCTCACGGCCATACATCACATTGCGCCATGACTGCACCGGCACTGATGCGCCGCCAATGTCCATAACCAAAGGATGGCTCATACCGTTATCCAGAGTCTTTTGCAGCCTTTCATAACTGGCTGTTAAATCGTCTGACTCTTCGGGTCGTTGCTCGAACACAGAATAGACACGATATGTTTTAGCTGGCATTTGCCCAGTTATATCGCTGCTTTCAACAACTCGAAAGCGCACACCGAATTCTTGTAGCTTGTCGGTTTTACGGATCAGTGAGGGGGCTTCAATCAGCTGTGCTGTACGCGCTGGATACAAGCGTGATAACTCAGGCCAATGTTGTTGAGTGGCTCGCTTGAGTTGTAAGCCGTTAGGCAGCACAGCCAGCACTTCAACAACTTCAGTATTTAATGCTGATTCACCACGCAGTAGCGCTAAGCCGTTTGCTCGAAAATCCAGATACTGGGTGTCGCAGCTAATGAATAAGCTGTCAGCGGGTAGCACAGTTTTGAGTAACTGGATCTCGTGCCAAATCGGTAATGACCAGATACGAGCACCCCAGCCAAACAATGCTAAATCCAGCAGTTGACGCTCACGGCCATCAGCAAAGTTAGACGCCTCAAACTCACGGCGTGGTGCTAGGCGTAATGCACGGCGCTGCTCAATCAGTGACTCGCTTTGTAGAATATCGGTGGCCCACGTTAGTGACTCATTAATCGAGTCAGTCCAGTTCGGCACAAACGACCAGGCAATAATTCGATTAGCTGTAACACGTACAGCAGGCTGCTCAGCACCAAACTCGAAGACTACGCGGGTATCAAGCACCGGCTGACCATCTGGCGTGACCTGTAATTGATATTCACGCTCCTGCAGTGCTGCATACTGCAGTGGTGGGTTGGGTTGACCACCGACAATCAAGCCTTCATCTGTGTCTGTGATGGCGTTGAGTGTTTTGGGTGTGAGGTGAGCATTCCAGACGAACAGCGGAACGGTTTGGGTGGAAACGACGTTACCCAAGTCGACAGACGTCGGGCTTATGTGGATACGGTGATAGAAATCATCAAAATAGCTTTTGACTGTTTGTCCAGGGCGGATACGCGCACCCCGTTGCACATTACGCTTATGCTTTGGCGACGTGCCGCCGTTATGCGAGTGTGCAATAGAGTGGCAGCTCGGTGGCCAAATGTTTGAGACATCAGTAGCAACGTCTGCGAGCCAGGGCGAACGTAATGTACGCTGAATGTTATGTTCAGCTGGGTAACCCGAACGGATGCGAGCCATGGTTACGGACCGTCGTAACGGATGGCTATAGCGAACGTGCCGCTGTGGTTGCTGGCTCTACTCGTTCCAGATCCGTTACGTGCTGCCGTGTCTCGACGATATGCAGAGTATATTTTCCATCTATCAGACCCTAAAGTGATTACTTCGCCGTCCGGTAGATAATCGTTTCTGGTGATACGGAGATGAGAGAGTTCGATCACTAGGGAAGACTTGTTTTCTAGTCGCCGTTGGAATACCTGACAGGGGAGCAATATAGCTTCTAGGTTCCACGAGTTAGGCTGTGAGCCAAGCAAGGGCGATAACGGTGTAGCTGAAGATACGCCTAATGGATTAGCTCCGTTCCCATTGACCATGGAAGCAGTAGGCGGATTCCAACTTATCGATCCATCGGGCTGGTACACACCATGAACCAACGATCCAGTATGTATCGTTGTCCCTCCGCTCCAGCCTTGTTCAAAAAACGGTATGCAACAACTCATATTCATCGAATAGTAATAATTACGTTGAATGCCATTTGCGTCCATGCTTAGTGCAGACTCACCGAGATTGGTAGCGTTTCCCCCTATCGACCCATGTACCCAAATCCCTGTCCCAGGATTACCTGGTGCGGGTGATTGCCCGAGAGATAATGATTGCCAGAAAGAACCATAATTAACGAGCATGTAAGCTTCAGACGGATTCTCCAAAATATGAATGTGGTATGCCACAGGCCATGACCAAGAGGTAACCCCCGTTGTAATGGACTGAGGACCTATACGGGAGCTTTGGAAGTCTTCAAGAACAGATCCGGATGCCGAGTTCCCTACAGATAAGTTAAGCACGCTACCTATCGACACGCCATCACCAACCACAGACAATTTGGCGTGTATGTCATTCTTTACATAGATACCACTTGACTCCGTGAAACCGGTGTTTCCCAGCGCGGCTTCAAAAGCAGACTGCAAATCACCTAAGGAGTTCGCAGCACCAACAAAGTAAGCCATTACGCCATCCTCATAGAAAAGTAGTCGTTGAAACTAGTGCGGCCAACATCTTGCAGGCAAACCCAAGCTTCACCACCAGCATCAAGAACAGCTTGTACGAGTCGGTGATTCGTCCACGTAGGGTTATCTAGAACGGGAGAACCGCCGTACTGCACAACACTTTCAACGGTGTTGTTAAAGTTCGAGACATAACGGATACCGTCTAACTGCCCCCATAGATCAGCTGCTGTATAAAGCTGAATGCCTAACATTGGGTACTCACCACCCGTATCGCGAAGCTGGGAAGTTGCACCGCCAACGTATGCATTCGACCAAGGCCAAGTGATTGCGTTAACCCATGCACCTGCTGTGTTGCGGATGCGTAGATTCACCCGGTTACCTTTCCAGCCCATCGTGTGCGTGGTTTCAGAGTAACGAATAGCAGCAGCACCGTTTAACATGCCGCATACATAGCCTGGGTACCGGTATTGATTCGGAGATGCATAGGGTAGAAATAACCCAGCACCACCGCTTTCATATACGACTGGGCTACCAACGCCCATAGCGATATTTATCGCGTGACCGTCAACCTGAATCCAGTAATTGATATTTTGGTTGTGGGCTGGGATTCCACTTTCCATCATGCCAGGCTGACTAGCCCATAAGGCACCGGGCTCATGCCCGATAAACATTGCAGAGGTTAAGTTGTAGTAGTCAGCTGCTACGTTTTCGTAAGAGCGAAAACCAATAAAGATTTCTTTGTCTTCGCTTATTCCGAAGCCTTTTAGGTATAGCTCATGGCTTCCAATTGCAGGGGTACGATAATCAATTACCTGCCAGCGCTGCCCAACCGGCAAGCTGCTTGCCTTTGTGGTGACAGTAAAGCTGTCACCAATGGCGAACGGAGTATCCCCAGCAATAATTGTGAAGCCGATATAATCGTTGAGGTACGGAACTCCTAATGAGGCGTTAGGCTGACTACCGCTAACTGTGCCCATAACGGAGAATCCACTCGCCCCAGTAAAGGTGACGATAAAGACCTCGTTTTGAGTGATCTGTGTTGTGTGCGTGATGGTCATAATGCCTGTCCCTGTCCCAACAAATGGGTAGGAAACGACACGGCCACAGCCTGTCGCGCACATCATGATTTTGCGCAGCATTTCCTTATGCGCTATGCCGCAAACGCCACGCTGATCTGCACTACCTATATCAAAAGCCATTAATTTACTCCTAGGATTTGGCGAAACTTAGCGGGGTCATTGCTGAGCACAACGGTTAATGCTTCAACGCCCGGCGGTGTCTTCATTGCCTCGCTCATGCGTTCGGTAGAGTCGACCAAGTTAAAAACCTGCTGGTTATTCAGCGTGGCGCTCATGTTCTTAGCAGGCTCCTGAATGTTTGAAATACCCAATGCAGGCGCTGGAAATGCTGGGGCGGGTATGCCTGCTAATCCACCGGTTGAGTGGCCTACGCGTTTTGCCCAATCGTTGAGTGCAGCCATTCCGCGTCGGTTAAAGTCGTGTAAGAACGGCAGTGCACCAGGTTGCTTTACAACAGCTGCGCGTGAGACGAATTCGTAATCTGATAGCCAAGCAGGGATTGAGTCGGACGTGCCGGTGCCAGGGCCACGAATGTGACCGCCAGTGGCTGCATGAGTGACAACGCTTGCAGCGGTGCCAACGGCACCTACGGCCGACTGAGTTCCTGAGCTAGCGGCAGCGGCAGCTAATGCACTGGCTAAAGTGCCGGCTGCCGTAGCCGCCGCACCAAACGTGGTAGTAACAGCACCAGCGCCAGTGGCCGTGGTAGCCAATGCTGTGGCTGCTGCTGCCGAGCTAGTGGCGGTGGCCGTTAAAGCTGTAGCTGAAGCAGTACTGGCCGTAGCAAGTGCACTTTGTGCTGCTGTAGCACCAGCACTACTTGCGGTATCTGCAACATCACCAGCGCCTGCACCCGCTGTAGCACCACCAAACATGCCGCCCAAGCTGCCAACCATTCTCATCAGACCAGACGTTGCTTGCTCAGCTAATTGCTGACTAGCAATCTGCACCATCGAATCGACCACGGACTGCAGCAGTGCATTAATCGCATCACGCAAATCCATGGTGCCTTTGGCCAGCCCCGATAAAGACTCCGCAATACCGTTTTGCAAACCATCGCGCAGAGCGTTTTGCAGTTTGTTTGTCGTGGTAAGCAACATTGCGATTTGGGTTTCTGTTTGCTCCAACATGATCCGCGCTTGCTCACCCAAAGCACCTGGCATCGCGGCCATCTCGCGTAGATGAGGAAGCTGCTTTTCAAGCACGTCTGCTGTCTGGCGGTGCAGATCAACCAGTTGCTTGCGACCCTCCATCTCAGTAATCAGGCCAGAGTTAACCTGCGCTTCAATGCTTTGTTCACGGCGCTGTTGAGTGTTTAACGCCTTGTCGATCTCAGTCTGCATCGCAGATAACTGCACACGCAGCGCATCGAGGGGGATCAGCTGCTGCACCAGCTCCAAGCCAACATCGTTGCCCGTTTTTAGCATGTCACGCTGGATCTCAGCAAAGCGCTGGGCGCTTTCTAGCAGAGCTGCCTCAGTCTCACGGCCAGAGGCTTGCAGCAATTGCACCTGTAAATCGGTGGCGACTTTAGCGTTGGCAGCGGATTGCTTTTGTTGCTCACTGGCTGCAATTGTTGCCTGAGCTGCTTTAGCGCGTTCTAGCAATGTACCGGTCAGTTTCTTCTCGGACAGTTCGTACTCGCGCAGCTGCGCCGACGTCATATCCAACGTGGCGGCTTGTTTTTCGAGTTGTTTAACGTAGTCCTGAGCAGCCTTTAACTGATTGGCAGCACCACTGGATGCACCTGCTCCAAAGCTAATGGGCTTGTTTTTTGCCGACTCTCGAAGCAGGGCGATATCTTTTGCACGTTGTGCTCGTTGCTCATCACGAGCTTTTCGCTCTTCTTTTTGACTTTCACTCTGGGCGGCAGCACTCGATAGAATGGCTTCTCGCTCTTGCAAGATAGCGTCAACAGACTCCCGTCTAACATCATTAATGCTTTTCAGCTTATTAATTAATTCAGCATTAACGGTGTCCTGTGTTTTTTCTGTAAATACGGCGTTAATTGAATCCTTAGCCCAATTAGCCATCGCCACTGCTTTATCAAATAAATTCAGTATCTCAACGACACGTAATTGAATCATCGTGCGCAGGTTGACGGGCAGTTCTAAAAAAGCCCTTGCAAGGAACTGTGCAGTGCTTTCACCGCCGTCAGCCAATGAATCAAGATCAAGTTGCAATGATGCTAAGTCTTGACTCATGGCATCAAAGACACCAGACCACACAGCAAACGA